CTCAAGGCCGGACTTCAAACGAAGGTCTGGTTCACCGCACACGACGAGCGGGTGCGCGACAGTCACCGGGAGGCTGAGGGGCAGGTTCGTCCATTGGGCGAAGACTTCGAGGTCGGCAATTCACGGCTGGCGTTCCCTGGTGATCCTCTTGGCCCCATCGAGGAGATCATCAACTGCCGATGCGTGCTCCTTTATCGGGACGAATGAAGGCAATGATCACCCTCGCGCACGGCGCCCCGCTCGAAATCAAACTCGTTGACGCAGCAGCCACGACCGGGATTTTTTCCGGTTATGCGAGCGTTTTCGGCAAGATCGACGACTACGGCGACACGATTATGCCTGGCGCGTTCAAGAATTCGATCCGCGCGAAGGGCGTGAAGGGCATCAAGCTCCTCAAGGATCACTATGGCGATCCAGTCGGCGAGTTCGTTGAGATGAAAGAGGACGAGCGCGGACTTTTCGTTCGCGGCCAAATCGATCCCGACCTCGACGGTGGCCCAAACCTCATCAAGCAGGTCGCAAAGGGCTACAAAGACGGGCTCTCGATCGGTTTCAACGTCGTCGAAGCAACCCGCGGGAAGGATGGCCGGCGCCAAATCGGCGAGGTCGATCTTTGGGAAACCTCGATCGTCACTTTCCCGGCTGACAAGTTCGCTCGGATCACCGAAGCGCGGTCCGCTTCTCACGCCCGTGCGCTGCTGCGCCAACATCTCGTCAACTTCGGGCTGGACACGTCGGAAGCAGAGCGTCTCGCCAAGGAACTGCGCCTTCAGGACTCGGACACGGACGAGCTTGCGGCCGACATCATGAAGACCGTGAACGCCTTGAAAGGGTAAGCGATGAGCCTCCATGACCCGCGCCTTGCCGGCGCATCCCGCCGAGCGATCACGCAGGCACTCGCTTTCGGACGCGCGAATGTCGAGGACCTTTGCTTCCTCGAGACCAAGGAAGCCGATGGCTCCAGGGCCGCGGATACAGCGCAACCGTCAAGGCAGGAGGTCAAGGACGCGATCACATTGCTGATGCGCACGTTTGAGGAGTTCAAGGCCGCGAACGACGAGCGCATCAAGCAGATCGAGACCAAGACGACGGACGTCGTTACGACCGAGAAGGTCGACCGGGTCAACGATACACTCACCAAGATGCAGGCGAAGATGGATCAGCTTACGGCTGCTCTCAATCGTCCAGTGCAAGGCGGGGACACTCATCGCGAGGGCGAGAGAGAATTGGATTCCCGCAAGCAGAGCGTCACTGCCGAGCAAAAGAAGCTTCTTGCCGACTACCGAGAGTGGTTCCGTCATGGTGCGAGCAGCGAATATCAAGCGCCGGCCGAGCTGCGCGCGCTGTCGCTCGGCACCGATCCGCAAGCCGGCTACACGGTCATTCCCGAGTTCGACCAGGCTATCGACCGAATTGTCAGCCAGGTCTCGCCGATTCGCCAATTGGCAACGGTCCGTCAGAGCAGCTCGGCGTCCTATAAGAAGCTGATGAGCCTTGGCGGCGCCGGGTCCGGCTGGGTTGGCGACACGACCGCTCGAAGCGAGACGACAGCACCGTCGCTCGCCGAGATCGAAGTGCCGGTGATGGAAATCTACGCGAACATCTTCGCCACTCAATCATTGCTCGATGACAGCTTCACCAACATCGAGCAGTGGATCGCCGAAGAGGCGCAGATCACTTTCGCCGAGCAGGAAGGTGCCGCCTTCGTGAATGGCAATGGCGTTGCCAAGCCGCGCGGCTTCTTGCAGGAGACCGCTATTGCCGACGCGTCCTATGTCTGGGGCAAGATCGGATACGTGGTTACCGGCACCAGCGCGAACTATCACATCAACAATTCGCCGCCCGACGAGTCTGACGCGCTGATCAGCCTGATCTACGCGCCAAAGACGGCCTACCTCGCGAACGCCAATTTCGTGATGAACCGCGTCACGCTCGCGCGGACACGCAAGATCAAGGATCTGCAGGGCCAGTATCTGTGGCAGCCAAGCCTAATGGCCGGGCAGCCATCAACGCTGCTCGGCTTCCCGGTGACGATCGCCGAGGACATGCCGAACTATTCGACGGCCGATGCCTATGCGATCGCATTTGGTGACTTCAAGCGCGGCTATCTGATAGTCGACCGGGTCGGTATTCGCACTCTGCGCGATCCCTACACCAACAAGCCTTATGTCGGCTTCTACATCACCAAGCGCGTCGGCGGAAAGGTGATGAACTACGAGGCGATCAAGCTGCTGAAATTCGGCACGTCGTAACCGGGCAAGCGCGCCTTGGCACCAAGGCATCGGCACCATCAAATCGAAGGATTAGTTTCATGAAGCGCGATCTCTTCAACCACGTGACGCCCAAGCCGGTGTTCAATCCAAAGGCTGCGGTGACCGACAACACGGCCCAAGTTGGAACGATCATTGATCACCAAGGCTACCATAGCGCGACCTATTTGCTGGTCACCGGCAATGACGCCGACACCGACGCGACGTTCACCGTTCTCCTCGAGGAAGGCGATGACAGCGCACTCTCGGATGCCGCTGCGGTCGCCGATGCCGATCTCATCGGCACCGAGGTACTGGCGAGCTACACCTACGCGGACGACAACAAGTGCTTCAAGCTTGGCTACAAAGGCACGAAGCGCTACACGCGGATGACCGTCACGCCGGCGCTCAATTCGGGCAACATGTTTCTCGCTGGCATCTGCCTTCTCGGACACCCCGAACTCGGCCCGACTGCAAATCCGCCGGCCTAGTTCTAAATTGCCTTCGCATGGCATTGGGCCGGGCTGTTATGGCCCGGCCTTTTGATTGAGGGATCCCATGGCGTTCTCGCTAGTCACCGGACCCAGCACGGAGCCTATCTCGGTTGACGAGGCGCGCCTCGAACTGCGCATCGACACAAATGCCGACAACGCTGCGATCTCTCGTTACATCTCCGCGGCTCGGCAGGAATTTGAGGCCATCACAGGCGTAGCGTTGATCACGCAGGCCTGGAAGCTTTCGCTCGACCACTGGCCTTCGGCAAAGGCGGACCAGTGGTGGGATGGCGTGCGCGACGGCGCCATCTCGATGTTCGCCGGGCCATATGTTGAGGTCAACAAGGGTCCAGTTCAAAGCATCACGAGCATCACCACTTATAACCAGGACGGCGCGGGCTCGATCTGGTCGAGTAGCAGTTACCAACTCGACAGCGCGTCTCGCCCGGCGCGTATCGCGCCAGTGTCTGGTCAAGCATGGCCGACCGCAACGCGTGCACTGAATGCTATCGAGATTCAGTTTGTTGCCGGCTACGGAGATTTGTCGACCGATGTCCCATTCGACATCCGCCAGGCGCTACTTTCTCTCGTCGGGGATCTCTATGAGCATCGGGGCGACGTCGAAGGCGGGGTCGCCGCGTATGCGGCACGAGCCTTTGCGCGCTACAGGGACATAAGAATCTGATGGTGGCGATCGGCGAGCTGCGAACACGCGTCACGATTCAGCGTCAGACCAGACTTGAGGACTCGGATGGCGCCGGCGGCGCTACTAAGACCTGGGCGTCACTGCAAACTGTTTGGGGCAAGATCGAGCCGCTTTCGACCTATCAGATGCTTCAAGCTGAGATGACACAAAACCGCGCGACCCACAAAGTGACCTTACGCTTCGGCTTCGAAATTAGCGGAAATGACCGCCTGTTGCTCGCCGAGGAATCGCCCCCCGTAGTGATGGCGATCAAGGGCGCTCCGCGCGATCTGGATCTTCGGCATGAGTTCGTGGAAATGCTTTGCGAAATGGGAGCGCCTACCTAATGCCCGTCACAATTAGCGGACTTGAACGGCTCTCGGCGAAGGTCACCCGAATGGTCGCCGATATCGAACGAAGCATGGACGATGAGCTGCCGAAGATCGCAAACGATATGCAGGGCCGCATGCGGCAGAAGATCAGCGGCCCGCGCACCGGGCGCCTCTATAAGCGGGGCCGTCGCAGTCACCGGGCATCGGCACCAGGCGAACCGCCAACGGTTGATTTTGGAAACCTGCGCCGCTCGATCGAGACCGATGTCGTGAAGTCATATCATCGTGTCGATCTATATTCTGGAGGCCATGAAGCCCCATACGCAATTTATCTCGAGTTCGGCACGCGGCGGATGGCGGCCAGGCCGTTCATGCAGAACAGCTTGGAGGAATTTAGTCCATTCATTCTCAAGACCGTAATCAATGCGATTATAACCGCGGTCGACAAGGACACGGTTCCCTACACGCACGCCGCATGACCCTGCAACTTTTCGCCCAAGGCATTCAGGCAGCGATCAGGCAAAAACTGCTCGCGTCCGGAGATGTTTCAGCATTTGTCGGGACCCGCATTTACGACGACGTTCCGGAAGACGAGACGTTTCCATATTTGACCGTCGGCGATGGCTCCGAAGACGACTGGGGCACCGACGACGCGGAAGGCTCAGAGCTTCGCTTTCAGATCAACACTTGGTCGCGCCAAGACGGCCGACGCGAGGCGCGGGCGATCCTCAGTGCTGTGTTCGCAGCGCTGCATGATCAAGGGCTAGCCGTCGAGGGGGCGAACGTCGCTCTCGTTCGTCATGAGATGACCCAAGTATTCAAGGACGCAGACCTCGAAACGTATCACGGAGTGTCGCGCTATCACATTCTGTCTCACCCATCTTGATCAACAGCCGGTCTATTGGCGGCCAGCGCGCGAATGGGACAAGCGCGTTTGTCTCGTTGTCGGCAACGGACCCAGCGCAGCAAGTGTCGCCGGCGCGAGCTGGCTGCATTGGTTGCCGACAATAGCGATCAACGACACCTACAAGTTATGCCCTTGGGCCAAGTTCATCTACTTCTGCGACGCGGACTTCTGGGAGCGCGAGCGGGATAAGCCGGAGTTCGCCGGGCACAAAGGCCGCAAGGTGACCTTATCTGTCGAGGTACAGGGCAAGGACCCGTCTGCTCTTCTCCTTGAAAATCTCGGGCCGGATTATAGCGATGCCGAATGCAAAGCTTTGTTTGATCGACCGGGTGCAATCAACAATTACGGCAACTCGGGCGCGCAGGCGATTCAGCTCGCCCGTCATCTTGGCGCCAGCGTGATCTTGTTGGCTGGCTTCGACATGCGCGATGTCGACGGCCGGACTCATTGGAGCAAAGATTGTTTGGGCGCGGAGCAATCTGCCCGGTTCTACAATGGCGGCGGCGTCGAGAGCCGCGATCCTAAGCGGTACGAGACGAAGTTCGCGCCGCGCTTTCCAAAGCTTGCTGACGCGTTGAGAGCGGATGGCATCACAGTGATCAATCTCACTCGATTTGACCGCGAGGGGAAGCCATGGACGGCGCTCAGGTGCTTTCCGCTCGCGAGCCTGTAAGGGTTCGCATCAGAGCCGGCCAAGGCCTTGGCGACAGCCTGTATTTGCAGGCAATCGCGCGGCATCTGGCAGAGCGCGGCATGCGGATCGAGGCGTTAACACACTGGCACGATGTTTTCGACGAGGCGCGCCGCTTTGGCGTCACAACGAGCCGATTCTCTCGCGACAATGTAGACCTCATCGCGCACTACACACTGCGCAAGGACATACCTGGTACGGACCAATTTCTGGATATGTGTCTGCAGGCGGGTATCACTGAGCCAGTTGATCTCAGGCTGGATTGGAAACGGAGGTCGACAACGCTCGTGCGAAAGGTCGAAGCTGCGGCGGCTGGCCGACCCCTCGTCCTGGTGCAGCTGCCGAGGGAGCCCTTCGACCGGCGCGATGGTTACGGGCGCGAGCTGCTGCCTGACTGCGGCAAAATTCAGAAGGTCATCGACTATCTCGCGCCATCTGTATTTCTTGTGCAAATCGGGAAGCGACCATCGCTACACGAATTCTGCGGCATCGAGCTTGACCTCGTAGATCGAACAAGCGTTGCCGACGTCCTGGACCTGACAGCCATGGCCCGCGGCCTGCTTGGTTATTGCTCTTTCTTCGTACCGCTCGCCGAGTGCTTCTCGAAGCCGGCGCTATTTGTCTGGTCGCGCGCTGGCACACGCTCACGGAAGGAATATCTGCAAACAATCACACCTCAAAAAATCCTGCATAAAAAGGACCTCTGCAGGGCGATCTTCGACGATTGCGCCGATGCCGATCTCTACAAGGCAGCCGATGCGTTTCTTGACCAGGTCCGAAATCAGGCCATTCTTTGAAGGCAAGTCGGTCGCGATTGTGGGGTCCGGCCCGGGCGTTCTCGACAATGAGCCTGGCCTCGTCGATAGCCATGACGTCGTCGTCCGGGTCAACAATTTTAAGCTAATGCCGCCAGTGACCGGGCAGAGGACGGACGTTCATTACAGCTTCTACGGCAATTCGATCCGCAAAACTCAAGAAGAGCTGATTGCTTCAGGGGTCAGGCTCTGCATGTGCAAATGCCCGAACTCACAACCGATCGAAAGCGAGTGGCACCGCGTCAACGACAAGATGGTCGGGGTCGACTTCCGCTACATCTATGCGCTGCGGTCGCCGTGGTGGTTCTGTGACACCTATGTGCCGACGGATGAGGAGTTTCTGGAGGGGTTCGAGCTGCTCGGACGTCACATTCCAACGACCGGCTTTGCTGCGATTTTGGAGATCCTCAGACACGAGCCGGCCTTCGTCTATCTAACCGGCTTCGACTTCTTTGAGTCGAAGGTTCACAACGTCGACGAGGCCTGGAAGCCTGGGCGCGCTGATGATCCGATCAATCACGTGCCGGCCGCTGAGCTCGGCTGGCTGAGAGAGAACGCGGCTCATTTCCCGATTACTGCCGACAAGCGATTGAGCTGCTTGCTCGCTCGTGAGGTCGCGGCATGAACGAGCGCATCGCCGGCGAGCCAACGGACGAGATTATCGGCGAGGTCACCTACGGACCCTTTGCCAGCCCGCGAATGAGCGCGATCCTCAAGAAGTTCGGCAAACGCGCGTTTGGCCGGTCTTCCGCTTGCATGGAGTTCGAGGATTTCCTTCGGAGGATCGCCGTAACTGGCAAGACCTGCCTCGAAATTGGCACCTTTCACGGCGTCACGGCTGCGCTGCTCGCGCAGCATTTCGGCCAAGTTCTTTGCGTCACGATCGATGAGCCTGCAACACGTTCGCTTCGGGACCAGATCATCGAGCACCTCGGCGTCACCAATGTCCGCTTCTTCGACGTCGCGAACAATGAGATGAAGGCCGAACTGATCGGCCGGCTAGATTTCGATTTCTGTTATCAGGACGGCGATCACACAAACGACACGCTTACGGACTTCGATCTCGTCAAGAAGTGCGGGCGCGTTCTCTTCCATGAATACTGGCCCCTGCAGCCGGCGGTCTGGAACCTTGTCAACTCGCTGCCGCGCCAAGAGGTCATGCGGGCGCATTTCGATAACCTCGCCTATTGGGAACGGGGCGCGCGATGGATCGCCTGATCTCGCGCTTCGATGCGGTCGAGGATGGCGATTTGATGCTCGTGCCTGATCGCGGCATTGCTTATGCCAAGAACATGAAGATCACGGCTGAGTATGACGCTGCCTATTTCGACAAATACTCAGCTTACGAAGGATCGCCGGTATCGGATGCGCTCAACGGGTTCCGCGTTGGCTTTGTCGCGGAGCATGCAGGGGCCGGCCGACGATGCCTGGACATCGGCATCGGATGCGGCGAGTTCATCAAGAGGCGCCCTCGGACCTTCGGTTTCGACGTCAATCAGAAGGCGGCTGAATGGCTGAAGTCCCGCCAACTGTGGCGCGAGGACTTCGGCGCGTTCGATTGCTTCACCTTCTGGGACGTGATCGAGCACATCGACGATCCGCATATTTACTTCCGCCAAATCCCAGATGCCTCGTATCTCTTCGCCTCGCTCCCGACGTTCGTGGACCTGGGCGAGGTCCGTGCTTCAAAGCATTATCGGCCAGGCGAGCATCTCTACTACTTCACGCGCCAGGGCTTTATTGATTGGATGAAGGCTTATCGGTTCGAGCTGCTCGACGTGCAGGATTACGAGACCGAGGCCGGAAGGGAGGCGATAACCAGCTTTGCTTTTCGGAAAATCGCGCCCGGCTACACTGAGACGGTTGCGCAATATCACAAGCTGTACGCGCCATTCTACGGCGCTTCGGCCTGGCTCTATTTCAATGCGATCGCGCGAGAGGTGCTCGCTCTTGGGCCGTCAAGCAACCT